GACCCTGCATCCAGTAGATGTAGAGACTGTTCAAGAGAAGCAGACTAGATCTGCCCAGAAGCTGTCACTCGCTCGCGCAATGGTGTCCGGACCATACGTGAAGAGGGTGCTGAAGTGCTTTATTAAAGCTGAAGCGTATGCTGATGTCAAGGATCCGAGGAACATCTCGACCTATAACGATAAAGATAAGCTCACAATGGCCCAGTTTGCGCTGGCCCTTTCAGCACATTGTAAACAGTTTCCGTGGTACGGTCCTGGCAAGAACCCACTACAGATAGCTCAGCGAGTGAGCGATGTCTGTCGTGGAGCAGCATATGTGAACCAGTCGGATTATCACCGAATGGATGGCACGATAACTGCGTACTTACGCCAGGTAGACCGCTTAATCTTCATGAAGGCCTTTGGAGGCTATGGATCTACTCTCAACGATTTACTGAAGACGAATTACGATAACGTTGGTTATTTACCCAATGGAACAAGATTCGAGCAGGGACCTTCACACGGAAGCGGATGTTCTGCTACAAGCCTTTCACAAACTCTGCGCGCAACGTTTGCCTCATATCTTGGTTACCGACACAGCCGAAACTCAAGAGGAGAATTTAATTCTCCCCGGGAATCCTTCGCTAAGATCGGAATACATTTTGGAGATGATGGCCTCGACGCTGAGTTATCCGTCGAGGCCCACCAGTGGGCAGCAAGTCGTGTTGGGCTTATCTTGGAAGCAGAGACTATACAATACGGGCAGCCAGGGGTCACATTCCTGGCTCGCTGTTATTCACCGGAAGTGTGGTATGGAAGTCTTAACAGTATGTGTGATGTCAAAAGACAGCTGTCAAAGTTCCACGTTACCGTACGCCTCCCAACTAATGTGCCACATGAGGCAAAGCTTGTGGAGAAGTCGCGGGGATATCTCGCAACTGACCGAAATACCCCAGTCATTGGGCCATTATGCCGTAGGGCCGTGGACTATGCTGGAGATCAAGCCGGAAAAGAATTGGGAGTCGGCCCTTGGTGGTCTAAATTTGACCAGTCAGAGCAGTTCCCTAACGAGAATAATGGCGGATGGATGGATTCTGAATTTCATCGCCGCTTTCCAGAATTTGACCGTGAGATATTTGACGAATGGATTGTTCGGATCACCTCACTCAGTCAGATTCTGGAGGCCCCATTGTGTGTCGAAGTCAAGCAGGCAACTCCAGCAGCTGTTCCGGTTGTTGTTGACGGTGATGTCCTCCCCGCGAGGCCATCGAGTACGCCGGATCGCCCCGCACCTAAATCGAAGGTTAAGGGCCGGTCGAAGAACATCCGAGGTAGCACGTCCAAGCGCCCTAAACGCCGACGTGATCGCCTCTAAGCTAAACCAAATGCGCGTCTAGACACGACGATAAACTGCCGCCGGATTTGATATTATCCGTTAGAACAAG